AGCTGCCCACGTATGGTTATCGTCGGGTATGGGCGCTGCTTCGCAGACAGGCAGAACTTGATGGTATGCCTGCGATCAATGCCAAACGTGTTTACCGGATCATGCGCCAGAATGCGCTGTTGCTTGAGCGAAAACCTGCTGTACCGCCATCGAAACGGGCACATACAGGCAGAGTGGCAGTGAAAGAAAGTAATCAGCGATGGTGCTCTGACGGGTTCGAGTTCCGCTGTGATAACGGAGAAAAACTGCGGGTCACGTTCGCGCTGGACTGCTGTGACCGTGAGGCACTGCACTGGGCGGTCACTACGGGCGGCTTCAACAGTGAAACAGTACAGGACGTCATGCTGGGAGCGGTGGAACGCCGCTTCGGCAACGAGCTTCCGGCGTCTCCAGTGGAGTGGCTGACGGATAATGGTTCATGCTACCGGGCTAATGAAACACGGCAGTTTGCCCGGATGTTGGGGCTTGAACCGAAAAACACGGCGGTGCGGAGTCCGGAGAGTAACGGCATAGCAGAGAGCTTCGTGAAAACGATAAAGCGTGACTACATCAGTGTCATGCCCAAACCAGACGGGTTAACGGCAGCAAAGAACCTTGCAGAGGCGTTCGAGCATTATAACGAATGGCATCCGCATAGTGCACTGGGTTATCGCTCGCCACGGGAATATCTACGGCAGCAAGCCAGTAATGGGTTAAGTGATAACAGGTGTCTGGAAATATAGGGGCAAATCCAGGTGGTTGTTGCTTTCCCGTTGCTGAAAAAGAAAACGCCAGACTGTTAGCCGGGTATCAGTTATCTGGAGAAATTTTTAAATACCTCACAATTCAGGCGGTTGACTGTTGTCTGGTTTGCGGGGAGTTTGTTAAAAGAAACTGGCATGGTGAATCCCCCTGTGCGGAGGGGCAATCAGCAACTGGTGTTTTGTCACCGACCCTTATCCTTTCTGTGCGGGTTCAGGTGCTGATACTGAACTCACCGGGAGGCACCCGGCATCATGCAATGGCACATAGCGCCACTCTCCAGCCCCTCTCCGGAGGGGCTGTTTATATTGATTTTGTCAGATGTGAGTAAACTCCTTATGGACTTTGTTGTTTTAGTCCATAAGGACATATTTGCAGAGTGCAACGGTTATTAAAGCATTCATTCAATACGTTATCTGTATTTGTAGGACATTCCTGGCTGTTTTTGATTAAATTCCAGAATGTTTTATTGAATGGTACTACGTTGTAAATGGTTAAAGGTAGCACTTTGTTATTGAGCATGATACCTGTGTGAGTCAGTGTAAATATACTTTCAGGAGGTAAGAAAGCATCCGATTGATACCAGATTATTAATTTTATTTTACTCCATATGACTGAAAAAGATATTCCGCATGATGGCTGGATAACTGTATCAATCACAATCCACTTCATTTAGTTTCCTTGTTTATGTCTTGCTGGTGATGTTCTGAAAAGTATAAATGATATTTTTGAATGTAAACCATAGAGCAGAATTATTTTTCTGATGTTGTTTATTGTTTATTTAAATGCAGGGTGGTTTATATCTCGTCTTGTAGTTTATCCATGCATATCTGCTTGATGATGAGGTTTTTATTTAAGGTATGGTTTTGTGTTTTTTCTGTATTACATGTCAGGTATTTTAAAGAATTATTTTTCAGATGGTGGAAAGAACCATGGCATTTAAACACTATGATGTTGTCAGGGCGGCATCGCCGTCAGACCTTGCGAAACGACTGACACAAAAACTGAAGGAGGGGTGGCAGCCATTTGGCAGTCCGGTGGCCATCACGCCTTATACCCTGATGCAGGCCATTGCGGCGGAAGGTGATGTCACCACACCTGTGGTGGTGAAGCCGTCGGATGGAGAAGGCGCAGTTATCAGCACCACCAGCAACCCGGAGTATTACTTTGTTGTTGCCCTGGCCGGGCAGTCAAACGGTATGGCGTATGGTGAAGGGCTTCCGCTGCCGGAGACATATGACCGTCCGGACCCGCGTATTAAACAGCTGGCGCGTCGCAGCACTGTCACGCCGGGTGGTGCGTCCTGTAACTACAATGACATTATTCCTGCGGACCACTGCCTGCATGATGTTCAGGATTTGAGTAAGTTTTCACACCCGAAAGCCAGCGCAGCTCAGTATGGATGCGTGGGGCAGGGATTACATATCGCGAAGAAATTGTTGCCGTTTATTCCGGCGAATGCCGGTATTCTTCTGGTTCCGTGCTGCCGTGGTGGTTCTGCATTTTTGGCGGGCGATGAAGGTACCTTCAGCGAATCCACCGGCGCAAGCGAGACCTCGGCACGCTGGGGTGTTGATAAGCCACTGTACAAGGACCTGCTTACCCGTACTCAGGCCGCACTGAAGGCCAACCCTAAAAATATTCTGCTTGCAGTGGTCTGGATGCAGGGCGAGTTTGATTTGAAACAGGGTGCATACGCCACTCAGCCGGGGCTGTTTGATTCCATGGTGGAAAAATATCGTTCTGACCTGTCGGAATTCGGAGGTCAGTGTCTCGGGGGCTCTCCGTCATCGGTTCCCTGGATTTGTGGCGACACGACCTACTACTGGAAGCAGACTTATTCTTCGCAATACGATGCGGTGTATGGTGCATACAAGACGAAATCCGCAAAAAAAATCTTCTTTGTGCCGTTTATGACGGATGAAAACGGGCGAAATGTGGGTACCAACGAGCCGTCAGAAGATCCGGATGTTGCGGATGTTGGGTATTACGGAGCCGGTGGTCGAACGGACGCCAAAACCTGGACGACGGCCGACCGTAAAACGCATTTTGGATCATGGGCACGTCGTGGGATTATTTCCGACCGTCTGGCAACGGCGATTCTTGTGCATGCCGGGAGAAACGCTGAATTCATTACCGGAAAACAGCCTGATACGGTGAAGCCCACCGGACCTTCCGGTGAAGGTACGGAGAGAGAGCCGGAAGCCCCGGTCAGTAACCGAACCCTGATGAGTCTGCTGGCGTCCGGCGAAGACCTGGCATCACAGGGCTGGCGCTATTATCACAAACCGGCGAGCGGAGACAATGTTAACAAAAACATTGCTGAAGCGGTGGTCAGTGATGCGGGGGCTACGGGAGGTAAGGCCCTGCAACTGAATAAACCGGAAAACCACATCTGGTTTCTGGAGCATGATGCAGCCGGACAGGGAGTGGAGTTACTGAAGAAGGGGGGACGTGTGAGCGTACGGTTTAAGTTGCCGGGTTCACTGGTGCCGAATCAGTTTGCCCTGGGCATTTACTGGCAGTTGTCGTCCCTGCCGGAGGGAGTGACGCTGGCAGAGGAAGGCAACGACATGCTGATGTCCTTCTTCCTGCAGACGGATGCGACGAACCTGAACGCGATGCACCACAAGAAGCCGAATGCGAAGCTGGATACGTTCGGGGTCTTTGATAACGGATGGCACACACTGGCTTTTGAGTTTGCCGGAAACAACAGCATTCAGGTGACGCCGGTACTGGATGAGAAACGGGGGACGCCGTTCACACTGGTGAAATCTCCGGCATCAGGGGCGGCGGACAAACTGCAACTGACAGGCATATCAAAGGCGGCGACATATACGCTGCTGATTGACAGTGTGAAGGTGGAAGTGAACAACGCGGACATCGCGGCATGATAAAAAAAGCCGCCAGCGGCAGGAATGGAAGCTGGCGGAGGTAATCCCAATGGAGAATGTAAAGAAAAGATGCTTTCGACATCAATCATTTCTAAATGAAAACAGTTCTCATTGTCAACCATAACGGTAAGAAATTATGACATTTATTCATCAGGTAATGCTGTACTTCTGTATGGCAGTCTGTGTTATGTATCTTCTTTCGGGTGGGTACAGGGCAGTGCGCGATTTCTGGCGCAGGCAGATTGATAAAAGGGCCGCTGAGAGAATCAGCGCCAGTCAGTCAGCCGGAAGCAAACCCGAAGATCCGCTCATTCCGTAGTCACTTTCTTGACAACACCTTTCAACGAGAAAATCCCATGTCAGAAATCACATCCCTGGTCACTGCTGAGGCAGTGAAGGAAGTCCTGCGCTCTGAAGAAGTCCTGAGCGCACTGAAACAGAAACTCCGCCAGAACCTTGAGTCGCGTCTTGATGCAGAAGTGGATGCCATTCTGGATGAGCTGCTGGGCGTACCAGCGGTTCCGGAGCCGGAAGGTATCGCGGGTGACGGGAGTGCTTCAGATGGCGGTGAACCCACACCTGACAGCGACATGATGATGTAAGCCTGCGCAAGGGACCATCGGTGTGTGCCGGTGGTCTTTATATTGTTGTGAGCTTCCGGATAACGGGAGACGGGGTATGTACCAGATGGAAAAAATCACAACAGGTGTGTCATACACCACGTCAGCGGTGGGAACGGGCTACTGGTTCCTGCAGTTGCTGGACAGGGTTTCCCCGTCTCAGTGGGCGGCAATAGGCGTGCTGGGGAGTCTGCTGTTTGGGCTGCTGACGTACCTGACTAACCTGTATTTCAAAATCAAAGAGGACCGGCGTAAGGCGGCGCGGGGAGAGTAAAGTGATGAATAAAAAATATGAACTGGTTGTTAAGGGGATAAATAATTACGGGGATAAGGTTACTGTTACTGTGAAGCCGGAAGGTGACGGGCAAGCGTCGCTGTTGTTGCCAGATGTGGCGATTAGTCTTGACCGTACTGAAGGTGCCACGCTGGAGTTTTACGAAGCTGAGGCGAAAAAGCAGGCGAAGCAGTTTTTCATGGATGTTGCTGCCGGGTTATGTGAATGGAACGAACCGTTGCCGGAAAAGCGCCCCGTAATTTTAGAGGCGCAGGATGTGTTGATAACCTACAAAGGAAAGCTACCGGGAAGAATTACTTGTTCTCTGAAGATGCCGCCGTCAACACTGCGGTCAGAAAAAGATGATGTTGAATCACGTATTGAAAAACTGGAGAGCTACGTCGTTGAGCTGAATAAGAAATGGTCGATATTGGTGCCTTCTGGCGATGAAAAGCAGTTTGCTGCGTTTGACGATTATTGTCGGAAAGTGATGAGCAGAAATCTCGCAGAGTGTTTCAGTATTCATAATGATAATTTCAGTGACCCGGAATGGGAGTGTAACCGGCCATCCTTTGTTGTATCCGGTGATGCTGGGAAAATAACCATCTCAGAAAATGGGAAAGTAACACCTCCATCGCACCAGCACAGTGAGGAGCTCATTGAATTTGCCATTGATTACCTGAAGAACAATAAAAAGCAGGGGCTGATGAAGCGCGTTGGCCGTTGCATGGGATATCTTCAGGTAGCCGCTGAGATTGAAGCGCTGGCCAGTGGTGCTGATAAGGATGCAATTGTGCGGGAGGCTCTTCTTCGTGATTTTAATACTCCACCCTTTAAAAAAGTGCCGGCTTACTGGCTTCATCCGGGGCTGACTTATCTTAAAGTGCGTATTTAGTGGGCCAGGGACAGCGGCTGAATATTTAATATATCCATGAACACCAAAATCAAATACGGCCTGTCGGCTGCCGTTCTGGCGCTGATTGCCGCTGGTGCGCCTGCGCCTGACATTCTCGACCAGTTTCTGGATGAAAAGGAAGGCAACCACACCACGGCATACCGTGATGGTGCAGGTATCTGGACCATCTGCCGTGGTGCCATCATGGTGGATGGCAAACCTGTCGTTCCGGGCATGAAGTTGTCGAAGGAAAAATGCGACCAGGTTAACGCCATTGAGCGTGATAAAGCGCTGGCGTAGGTGGAGAAAAACATCAGAGTGCCGCTGACCGAACCCCAGAAAGCGGGGATCGCGTCATTCTGTCCGTACAACATTGGTCCCGGTAAGTGTTTCCCGTCGACGTTTTACAGACGAATTAATGCTGGTGATCGAAAAGGTGCCTGCGAAGCGATTCGCTGGTGGATTAAGGACGGTGGCAGAGACTGCCGTATTCGTTCAAACAACTGTTACGGTCAGGTATCCCGTCGTGACCAGGAGAGCGCGCTGGCGTGCTGGGGTATCGACAGATAAGCAGAATATTTTGCTGAAAAATGAGGAATGGCCACGCGGGCGGATAACACGAAATCCTGCGAACTGGCGAAACGTAAGTGAATAAAAGTAAAAACCCCGTTTGTTGGCACCAAGCGAGGTTTTGTGTTTCTGACCTTGAGTAAGGCAAGGGAGAACATGGCGAAGTGTAAACGAATTCTGTTGAGGTTGACTATGAAAAATGGCCTTGAACTGAAAGCGCCTGTAACTGATGACATCAGCAGAGCACTGGCTTTTGCCATTAAGTGGGTGGCGGTCGGTGTTGCTGTGTCCCCGATGCTGTATGGGCTGGCAAAACTGGTCATTGCGTTGAAATCGTGAAGGGAGGATTAAGCATGTCAGACAAACTCATAACGCTGGCGAAGATCCTCTGTGTAATTGTCGGCATTTCATTTTCACTAATGCTGGTTGCTCTTTTTCTTTCCATGGCCTGGATGATGTTGTCTTCGTCGGGGTTGCTGGGGTGAACATAAACCGAATGCTTTCCGCGTTTATCGTTATTCTGCTGGTGGCCTGTGGTGCGCTGTGGATGGCAACAGACCATTACCGTGATAACGCGATTACCTACAAAGCGCAGCGCGATAACAAAGCCAGTGAACTGAAGCTGGCGAACGCAACCATTACTGATATGCAGGTGCGCCAGCGCGATGTTGCTGCGCTCGATGCAAAATACTCGAGGGAATTAGCCGATGCGAGAGCTGAAAATGAAACTCTTCGCGCTGACGTTGCCGCTGGTCGTAAGCGCCTGCGGATCAACGCCACCTGTCCAGGCTCCGTGCGTGAAGCCCCCACCACCTCCGGCGTGGATAATGCAACCGGCCCCCAACTGGCAGACACCGTTACACGGGATTATTTCACCCTCAGAGAGCGGCTGATGACGATGCACAAGCAACTGGAAGGGGCACAGGACTATATCCGCACTCAGTGCCTGAAATAAGTTTTGTTGATGCGCCGTATCGTCGCTATATTCCCTCATTAACAGAGACCGCAGCCCGACAGGGAGACTCCTCTGCGCGAGTGTGCGGGGATAATTAAAAACGATGCACACCGGGTTTTTACCGCGTTAATGATTCGCGGGTTTATCCCGGTGCGATGGTGGAAGAAACAGGAAGCTGTATTACAGAAAGTGCTACTACTGTATCCCGATGCGATGTATGTAATGTGAGTCAGATAATGGCACAGGATGTGGTGATGTGGCAGTCTGGAACACAGGATATATTGTCAGAATAAGACCCGTAGGAATAAAAATGAAAAGACGCCTTTTACTACTTTTTCTGTTATCTGTCCTGGCAGTGGGATGCTCGCAGCAAAAAGCTGATGAGCCCCGGCAATTAGTGACGGTGTATCCACGATATCCGGAATATGCTGCAGCAAATTATATCAAGGGGCTGGTTGAGGTTAAGTTCGATATTGGTGCTGATGGGACTGTGACACGGATCGTTTTTCTCCGCTCAGAGCCTCATAATTTGTTTCGTGATGAAGTGGTGAAGGCCATGGCGAAATGGCGATTTGAAAAGAATCGCCCCTGTCAGGGAGTGAAGAGACAATTTATCTTTACGCCGTCACGTCCTTGATGCTTCCAGGTAGAGAGGGGCTGGACGCAGGAGAAAAATGAAAGAGCCAGCGGTTATATTTTTGTCATGGCTGACGAGGAATGATGGAAGAAGGCGTTGTATGCCACACAACGCCTCACTGTTCATTTCTTCTTTTTCTCTGGTGGAACCCGATGAATAAGAGTTGCACTGGTTTCCGATGAGATGGCGATATACTCGGGCAAAGTATGCTGGCAGTTTTCCAACTGGTCAAAAATACCTGCTCTCGTCTGTTGCAATGCCTGCAGCATGCGGCGGCAATGCGCCTTGCTTTTACTAACCATCTTTCCTTCCTCTATCAGTCGCTGCGTGAACTCATCATGTAATACCAGGTAAATGCGGATGTTATCGGTTTTGGCTACGCAGCATAGTACAAAACGGACAGGTGCATCCCGGGACGGGGGAGGCGTCACATGTCCCTGTGATGGTTGTTCCGGGTAATGCACTGTGTGGGGCATAAAAATGTCCGATAATTTTACTTTCTACCGCAGTTAGTTGATTCGTTGGTCCTGGTAGCACATTGGGCGAGGATTTAAATGCCAGGCAACTGAAGGATGATGTTGCAAGGGAGATAGCGAGAATATTTCTGATTTTCATTTGATGATGCCTCTGTGTGAAATGACGGTAAACGACGCACTTGTGCCGGCACATAATAGCAAGCACCATAATAGATCAGATTCGATTCTTGCTGTAAGTGATAATTATTCTCGTTTTCGGGTCCTTTCCGTCGATCCAACAGGTTACGGGGCGGCGACCTCGCGCGTTTTCGCTATTTATGAGATTTTTTGAGGGGGTGGTTGTTGTTTAATTGTTTGGTATATCTACTTGATAAGTAAGGTGAAAATAAAATAAATACAACAACCTTACGATGTATTTTGATGTCATTAATGTGAAAAAATTCAATGATATCAAATGGTTTTGTAAAAACACATGGTTGTTGTATCGCTTTTTATCGATGACTTATGGAGAGGAGATGGCCTTTTTATTGAATAAAAGTGATATGGCCTCCTCCATTGGTATCTCTGTTCAGGCATTTGATAAATGGGGCGTTCCTCCTGTTGAGCGTCGGGGTAGGGAGGTTTTTTATGACGTTAAAACTGTACTGGAGATAGATCGCGAGCGGCGACAATACAATCAGAGAACACCTGATGACGGGGGCGATCTGGAGGAAAGACTGCTTCGGGCCAGAGCTGAACTGACAGAAGAACAGGCTGTAGCTCAAAAACTTAAAAATCAGGTAACCGAAGGTAAGCTCATCGATTCAGACTTCTGCGTTTTCGCCCTCAGCAAACTGGCGATGGCATTGTCCAGTACGCTTGATTCCATTCCGTTATCCATGCAGCGACAGTTCCCGGATTTAACGCCACGTCATATTGACCATCTGAAAACCCTTATTGCAAAGGGCGCAAATCAGTGTGCGCGGGCGGGGGATAAATTACCGGATTTACTCGATGAATATATCAGAGCAACAACTGAATAATATGATGAGTGCTGTCACAACAGCATTACAGCCCCTGATAAGGGCATTGCCGGTGACGCCAGTTGAATGGGCTGATCAAAATTATTATCTGCCTAAAGAATCTTCATATGGTGAGGGAGAATGGAAAACGCTGCCGTTCCAGATCGCCATCATGAACAGTATGGGGAATGATCAGATCCGCACTGTTAATCTGATTAAATCTGCCCGTGTTGGCTATACAAAGATGTTGCTGGGAGTCGCCGGGTATTTTATTGAGCATAAATCCCGAAACAGTCTGCTTTTTCAGCCCACGGATTCTGCCGCTGAAGATTTTATGAAGTCTCACGTGGAGGCGACGATTCGGGACGTGCCATGCCTGAAAGATCTTTCCCCGTGGCTGGGTCGTAAACATCGTGACAATACTCTCACGCTGAAACGCTTTTCATCGGGCGTGGGCTTCTGGTGCCTGGGCGGGGCTGCCGCTAAAAACTACCGTGAAAAATCCGTGGACGTGGTCTGCTATGACGAACTTTCCTCGTTCGAACCGGATGTCGAAAAAGAGGGTTCGCCAACCCTGCTTGGGGATAAACGTATTGAGGGCTCTGTATGGCCCAAATCCATTCGCGGCTCGACGCCTAAAATCAAAGGCACCTGCCAGATCGAAAAAGCGGCCAACGAGTCGGCGCATTTTATGCGTTTTTATGTGCCCTGCCCGCACTGTGGGGAGGAGCAGTATCTGAAATTTGGCGATGAGTCCACGCCTTTTGGGCTTAAATGGGAGAAGGACAGTCCCGAAAGTGTTTTCTACCTCTGTGAACATCATGGCTGCGTGATCCATCAGTCTGAACTGGACCAGAGCAACGGGCGGTGGATCTGTGAAAACACGGGCATGTGGACCCGTGACGGTCTGACGTTTTTCAGCGCTGCGGGTAATGAAATTCCGCCGCCGCGCTCCATCACGTTCCATATCTGGACGGCGTACAGTCCGTTCACCACCTGGGTACAGATAGTCTATGACTGGCTGGATGCACTGAAAGATCCCAACGGCCTGAAAACCTTTGTGAACACCACGCTGGGCGAGACCTGG